TAGAAAGAGAAACAAAAAGAGATTGCCCGGTTTGCGACAAATATTCTTTCTCGCTAAAGGACGATCTTTATATGAATAAATTTAATTGCTGCCGCGAGTGTTACATTCAATATGTCGAAGGTCGCGAAAAGCGCTGGTTAACGGGTTGGCGTCCGGATAATACTAGGGCTATTATCAAATAAAACTACTATTTACTAGTGGACAAGAGGGTTTTTATATGGCAACTATATTAGATATCGTAAATGGAATATCGCAAGTGTTATCAAACACTCACGATGGCGCTATTGATTCGGAAGGTTCACCCGTGGAGATGGGCCTGCGCAGAGAAGAGGGGAATCCCCTGATAGACTCTAGACTTATAGACGGCTTTTCAGTAAGATTTAATAGGGACAAGATGATTGTTTCATATCAATATGACTGTAAACTCAAGCACGTACACGACAAGGGGTTTGAATCGGAAATTGAGTCGAGCATCAATGATGTCGTTAAATTTATCAAGAAAGAATATCGCAAATTGACAAAGAGTACACTCTCTCTGAAAGAAGAAGGGGAAGTGGATGTCCTAGTGCAATATGTTTCTAGAGTTAGGACCACGGTTACAGCAAACAAGGTTTATACGATCAACGGTGTTGACGGCCTCGACAAAACCGACCCTGAAGGTCTGAGGGACAATATTAAAAAGTTTTTGGACCAAGCGCCGGGAAAGAAGAGGCCCAAAAACGACAAGTCAAAGTCCGACAATTTTAAACAATTTGAGCCATGGAATCTTCAATCTGGCCAGAGAAACACTGACCTCAAATAAGTATGTACCAACTCACCAAAAAAGAGGTGATGAAAGAGATAGTAAAGTGCGGCAAAGACCCAGTATACTTTATTAATACTTATGCAAAAATCACACACCCACAAAAGGGTCTAATACCATTTCGTCTTTACGATTTTCAGGAAGATTTGGTGGAGTCCTTTTTGGATCACAGGTTTAATGTAATTCTCAAAGCAAGGCAGTTGGGCATATCTACCATTTCCGCGGCTTATGTTAGCTGGCTGATGCTCTTTCATCGAGAAAAGAATGTTTTAGTTATAGCAACTAAGTTCAGCACAGCATCAAATTTAGTAAAAAAAGTAAAAAGCATACTAAAGAATCTGCCAGATTGGATCAGGATTTCAGAGGTATCGATAGACAACAGAACCTCTTTCGAATTATCTAACGGATCTCAAATAAAAGCATCTTCAACTAGCGGCGATGCCGGCCGATCAGAAGCTCTGTCTCTCTTGGTTATAGACGAGGCCGCTCACGTTGAGGGTCTTGCAGAGTTGTGGATGGGTCTGTATCCTACTCTTTCTACTGGTGGTCGTTGTATCGCTCTTTCTACTCCCAATGGTGTTGGTAACTGGTTTCACAAGATTTATACTGAAGCAGAACAAAGGACAAACGATTTTAACGCGACAGTACTTACGTGGAACAGGCACCCTGATAGAGATCAAGAATGGTTTGAAAAAGAAACAAAAAACATGTCTAGGCGAGAAATTGCTCAAGAGCTTGAATGTAACTTCAACATGTCTGGGGAGACTGTATTCCACTCAGATGATCTGGACTGGATCTCGACGATGTTGTCCGATCCAAAATATAGAACCGGCTTTGATAGAAACTTGTGGATTTGGAAAGAGTTTGACCCCACAAAAGAATATATTATAAGTGCAGACGTTGCCCGGGGCGACGGAAGAGACTATTCGGTTTTCCACGTTTTAAACATAACAGACATGGAAATAATAGCAGAATATCAAGGAAAGGTAACTCCAGATATATTTGCTGGAATTCTCCATGATGCCGGCAAAGAATATGGTGATTGCATGATCATCGTTGAGAATAATTCTGTTGGGTATTCTGTTTTGGACAAGCTGGTAGAAAGAAATTACCCAAATATTTATTATTCTATAAAGTCGTCTCACGAATACATAGATCAAATTCAAGCGGAGCACAGGTCTAATGCTATTGCAGGCTTTACAACTTCTTCTAAAACTAGGCCCCTTATTATCGCTAAGATGGAAGAATTCATAAGAAACAAACTAATTAAAATATACTCCTCTCGTCTTTATAACGAGATGAAGACCTTTGTTTGGAACAATGGAAAGCCGGAGGCGATGAGAAGCTACAATGATGACCTTATTTTGGCTTGCTCCATAGGTTGTTGGGTTAGAGATACAGCGCTGGTGGAGAACAGCAGAAGCATGGAATATAAAAGGGCCTTTCTAGATTCGATGTTTGTGTCGAATACAACGATATCAACAACAATTGCTGGACAAACAAACTATAAAAGAGATAGCGTTTTTGATAAAATAAAAGAAACAAAAAGACAAGAACAGCAATTTCCTTGGCTTTTCAAAGGTTGAAAATAAAATATGGCAGCTAACAATAACAATAAAAACAACACAAGGAATCCCGACAGTGGTTTGTTCAAAAAGCTAACAAAGCTTCTTTCTGGTCCGCTGGTTACTTACAGAACACAAACAGCAAGAAGATTAAGAAGACGACAGCTAGATAAATATGCCAGAAGATTTCGATCGGCTAGTGGACAACAATTCAAGAAGACGGAATACAATCCATTTGATAACTTGATGGCCAATGTTATGGCCAATCAAAACCGGATGGAAAGGTATGTAGACTTTGATCAAATGGAATATACGCCGGAGATCGCTTCGGCACTCGACATATACGCTGACGAAATGACAACTTCGAGCCCTTTGCAGCCGCTTTTAGCCATTGATTGTAATAATGATGAAATAAAGAATACCTTAGAATCGTTGTATCGCAATATTATGAATATTGAGTTTAATCTTTTTGGCTGGTGCCGTACCATGTGTAAGTATGGGGACTTCTTTCTGTACTTGGACATAGATGAATCAATTGGAGTCCAGTCAGTAATAGGCTTACCAACTCAAGAGATTGAAAGAGTGGAGGGCGAGGACAAGACAAACCCGAATTACATTCAATATCAGTGGAACTCTTCCGGGATGACTTTCGAAAACTGGCAAATGGCCCACTTTCGAGTTCTTGGAAATGATAAGTATGCACCATATGGTTCATCGGTTCTCGAACCGGCCCGTAGAATTTGGAGACAACTTACGTTGTTAGAAGACGCAGTAATGGCCTATCGAATTGTAAGGTCTCCAGAGAGAAGAGTGTTCTATATTGATGTTGGCAATATACCCCCTCTTGACGTGGAGCAATACATGCAAAAGGTCATGACACAGATGAAGAGAAACCAAGTTGTCGACCCTTCTACTGGTCGAGTGGACCTTAGGTACAATCCCATGTCGGTAGACGAAGATTATTTCATACCCGTTCGGGGAGGAGTTTCTTCCAAGGTTGAGACTCTTGCGGGTGGTCAGTATACTGGGGATATCGACGATGTAAAATATCTTAGAGATAAACTGTTTTCGGCCTTGAAGGTCCCTGCATCGTATTTGATGGCGTCCACAGACGGCGGAGCAGAGGACGACAAAACGACTCTTGCTCAAAAGGACATAAGGTTCGCAAGGACGATCACACGCTTACAAAGATCTATCATAACGGAGCTTGAAAAAATCGGGATTATCCATTTATATGTTTTAGGCTTTCGAGGAGAAGACCTGACTTCTTTCAAGTTGGCCCTCGCCAATCCATCCAAAATTGCGGAACTACAAGAACTGGAGCACTGGAAGACAAAGTTTGAGACTGCGTCGTCGGCAACAGAGGGTTATTTCAGCAAGCGTTGGGTCGCAACTCGCCTGTTTAATTTGACCGAAGACGAATTCCTGAGAAATCAGAGAGAAATGTTTTATGATCGCAAATTTGATGCGATTCTTGAAGCCACTGCCGAACAAGCATCTGCAGAGGTTGCAGCTGCCACCGAAGCCGCCGCCGGCGCAGGCGGTGAACTCGGCGGTGAACTTGGTGGCGACCTTGGTGGTGACCTTGGTGGCGACCTCGGCGGTGACCTCGGCGATGACCTTGGTGGTGAAGAAGCTGCTGGCGAAGAATCATCCCTCTTGGCAGCACCAGCCAAGAGGGATGACGATATACGTCATTATGAAAAGGGCTCTTACAAACCGGTAAAGGTAAAACGCAACGACCGCGGCGCACGGGTTCGCTCACGGAAGTCAAAGTACGCCGATGAAAAAGCCCGAAATACCGACAGGACCATCAACCCGGGAATGACGAAAGGCACTCGTGGCTCTGGTTTTGATGATTTAATGGGTTTGAGGTCTTTATCGAAGGGCATTTATGAAGACAAGCAAACTAGTTACTCTAGAGAAGAGCGTCTAATAACAGAAATTAGTTTTGATGTAAAAAAGCTAATCAAAGACCTTGAAATGAGGGACAAAGATGAGACTGAAACATAATAAAAAAAGAAATACGGCTTTCGTTTACGAGGCTTTGGTTCGAGAATTAACCAAAAGTATAATAAAAAACAACACTTTTAAGAAAAACAAGATTGTTGAAATTATTAAAGAGCATTTTCCAAAAGATTCTAATTTGTTGAAGGAGTTGGAAATTTACAAGTCCTTGTACGAAACTAATGAACTGGATCTTTCGACCGCTGAAAAGCTAATGATGGAAGCAAAGATAGCTTATTCCAAGCTTGACAAGAAGGGATTGTTTGTGGAACAGAGCGCCCTTATAAAGAAGATAAACAAGTCTCTGAGTGGCGTGTTCGCAAACTTTGTTCCAAACTATAAAAATTTAGCTAGCCTTTATGCGATATTCAACGATTCGGCAAATGTAAAAGAAAGGGTCTTGCTGGAACAGAAGTTTTTAAATAATTTAACAAACAAAAACTCCTCGCGAAAAGCGAACACTAAAGACCCGATAGATAATCTGGTTTTTAAATCGTTTGTAAAAAGGTTTAATGAAAAGTATTGTGACTCCCTGAACGAGGGGCAAAAAGAGCTTTTGACAAAGTATGTTGCATCGTTTTCTGACAATGGCTTGGCTCTCAAAATTTATCTCAATGACGAAATAGGCGCACTAAAAGAAAAAGTTAAAAGAGCTATTGGTGATCCGATAATGGAGCAAGACCAAGAAATGAAACTAAAAACCGAGGCGGTTCTTTCGAAACTTGAGGGTTACAAGAACAGCGGTATAGACATGATAATGCTAGAAGAGGTTATAAAAATACAAAGCCTTGTGCAAGAGATAGAGAAAGATGGCAATTAAAGTAAAGATAATTCCGACTGGTGTCACAGAGGGCCCGCAAGAAGAAGGGTCCATAAAGATAAAGATAGTGGCGGATCCCCCCGACGAACCTAAACCAGTCACAGTCGAAATGGTCGCTCGCCGGGCTCTGAATGGAGACATCATGATATTCGATCATGATCTAATAGATATAGTTGTCTCTCCGGGAAAAAGCAAATTGATAACGTTTCCGAAGAATTTAAAACAAAGAGAAGTTTATCCTACACAAGACAGGTTCTATGAGTTTATGGCAAAAAAAGGAGTCATAGAAAGGTCTAGTATTCAAGGCGGGAATGTATATTCTTCTTTGGAAGCGGAAATACATGAATCAAAAATAGAAGGCATTGATTCTGTACAGACTGCTATTTTTATGACAAGTATATTTTTGGAGCAAGAAAAGCCAGACATTTTTGCAAGAAGAGACCTCAAACAGGACATGTTGCAACACTTCGTAGATCCTGATGATGAGGATAGTACTGAGCTTGGAGAAATTCCCCACTCTGACAAAAAAGGCTCCCTTGATCACACGGTGCGCCCATACGGCTATCAGTATATGTATTCGGTTCTTAGAGAAAGCGAGGAGAAGTGAGCTTAATATATTTTGTCCTTTGTGCATACGGATTAACACAAATACTTGTTTATGCAACAATCTTAAAAAAAATACGACCAGCGAAAGGATCCCTAGGGAAGTTATTTAGCTGCCCAATGTGTATGGGTTTTTGGGTAGGTGTATTTTTGTGGGCCCTTAATGACACAACAGAACTATTTAGTTTTGATGAATCTTTAGTTACGGGTTTTTTATTAGGGTGTCTTAGTTCAGCAACAAGTTATGTTCTTAATATGTTGTTCGGAGATAACGGATTAAAGATAGAACACAATGGTGTTAGTTTTAAAAAGAAAACAAATTATAGGAGATGGAAATGAGACCATTCACAACCATAAGATGGTATATAAGACCTGTTGCTAATTGTTGTAAGGGATCTTAGATGAGGCGGGTGGCCCCCGCG